TAGAGCAGGAACAAGTGTGACACTTGCACCCACTACAGTCATCACAGACCAACGAATCATTGTGTTCATTGTTATTATCCTCAGTCAATGACAGTGATCTCACTTACGAATTGTCCTGTTGCTGTACTGCCAGATCCACCAGCCGTCACGGTTAGAAGACCAGAAGAAGTGACTGTACCTGCTAATGTTCCAGCAGTACCAGCAGTATAAGAAGTTACATTACTGAAGTTAGGAACATCTCCTACAGTAGGAGCAGCAGTTGGTACGGCATCACCTTGAGTATAAGCCTGAGAGAAAGAGAAAGCAGATTCTGCAGTTCCTTGGACTGCTTCAATAGTACCAGGAGAATAAATTCCATTGGTAATAGTGCCAGTAGAAACAGCATCTGCTGTGGTGCCATCAGTAGTACCGATGTTTGTTCCTGAAATACTAAATGAGGAACCAATTCTTGTTGCCTGAGTTCTAGCAGCATCAACAGTTAGTTGAACACTAGAAGAGTGTTTTGATACAAGTCCACCCGCTTGAGCAGCAGAAGTGGTCATCAGAAGCATACCGAATGTTAGAAATAATCCTTTCATTACATCAAGCATTTGATTATATAATATATATCATAAATAGTGATGAGACCTTTCGTGCGGTCTCTACAAAAGTCGGAAACCCTCATAACTGTTACGGTATTTGCTGTAACAGTTTTTTTGTATTTCTTCATATATAGTATGGATGCCTTTGGGGTCCACAAAACACAAACTCGCTTTTAAAGGAGCTACCATAATGACAGGACTTAGAAAGTTCGGCACAAAAGATATGAGTGCCATTGTAGATGCTGTTGAAAGATACAGTGTAGGTTACGATGATCTATTCTATCGATTACATTCGTTTGGACTAGGTACATCCCAGGATGCTTATCCTCCATACAATTTGGTAAAGGAAACTGAAACCAAATGGAGAATTGAACTAGCACTTGCTGGTTGGTCAAAGGATCTTATTGAGATCACAACTCAAACTAATGTTTTGATTGTTAGATCTATAGCAGCAAAAACTAAAAATCCTGAAGATTATATGCATCGTGGTATTTCAACTAGAACTTTTGCTAAAAGTTTTAACCTATCAGATGATGTAGAAGTTGGTGAAGTTAAATTTGATAATGGTTTGTTAACTATTGAGTTAATTAAAATTGTACCAGATCATCAGAAAAGAAAGGTTTACGATATCAAATAAATAAAATACCATTTGAAACATATCATGTCAATCAAAGTAATTAAATTAAAATCTGATCAAGATATTATTGCAGATATTTCTGAAGTTCAACATAAAGATACCGGGGTTAGGCAAGCATTTATTTTTAATAAATCTTATCTAATCACGGTTGAAAAGATGTTTGTAGAGGGGACTGAGGAAAGGAATCAACAGTATACGGGAAGAATTCTTTTAGAGAAGTGGCAACCATTAACCCATGATGATGACATTGCTGTAAATCCTGATTGGGTTGTTTCTATTGTAGATCCTATTATGTCAGTTCTTGAGGCATATGGTCAAACTCTAAAACCAACAGAAGAGGCAAAGGCAGTATTTGGTAATGATGTTAACACAGAACCAAACATTGAAATAGTCGAAGATAAATAATAACAAAAGTGGCAGTCCTCTAGTGAAATCTTTTCAAGACCTCAGGTTGACCCTGATGTATCACGATAAATTAAATATTAAATTTTGGGATGACACTTCATCTTTACATGCTGAAGTGAAAGATAAACTTTTGCAGATTGCATATAAATGGGGAGAGTTTGCTAAAATTCCTCAAGAAGCAATCAAGGATATTATTTTAGTTGGTGGTAATGCTAATTACAACTACACTAGGTTTTCAGATTTAGATCTTCATTTAGTTGTAGACAAGAGTCAGATTGCTGACTGTCCAGATCTCTTAGATGATTACCTAAGAGACAAAAAGAAACTATGGGCATTAGTCCATGACATTAAAATCTATGCTCATCCAGTAGAACTATATGCTCAGGATGAGAGTGACCCTCTACCTGCAAATCAAGGTGTATACTCATTAACTCAAGATGCTTGGGTTCTTGAACCAAGACGTATGCAGGTAGATTTAGCGGACCCCTTGCTAATTCGCAAAGTTCGTGATATGATGGAAAAGATCGATGATCTCATCGAGAACGAAGCAGATGATGCAAATGTTTTACGTAAACTTCAAAAGAAGATACGTGACATGCGAGCATCTGCAATTCAACAAGGTGGAGAGTTTGCCCTTGAGAACCTAGTGTTCAAAGAGTTACGCAATCGTGGATACCTTGATAAACTTTCAAACCACATTAGACATTTAGAGGATACTAATTTATCGCTATGACCGTTAAAGTTATGCTATTGAAATCTGGTGAGGATGTTATTTCCGACGCCAGAGAAATCATGGACAATGAACAGAAAGGAATTGTCGCCTATCACCTATCAAATCCATTCGTTATGCAACTTACTGCAGAGGAAAATGAGGAACTCCAGGTAGAAGGTGAAGAAGCACCACAGACAAAATACTCTGTTAGATATACTCACTGGGCACCACTCTCTAAGCAAAGAGCATTTGTTATTCCTGCAGATTGGTTGGTCACGATCTATGACCCACATGATAATATCTTGAAAGATTATTGTGCAAAAAATAACATTGATCTTGAAGAAGAAACCTCTGCGGGATCTACACCTCCTGTGGAAGAGATTCCTGAATCACCTGTAGAAGTGGTAGAGTAATGGAAATCAAAACGATCCTGCTGCGTAGCGGTACGTATTTGATTTCTCAGATTACTGAAATGGAATTAGAACCATCCTGTTTCCTATCAGACCCGATGGAAATTATTGATGGAGAACTCAGGATATTCCCTCGCTATACCAAGCAAAGGAATGTCTTGCTTTATTCCGAATCTCTTGCTACACTAGCGACACCAGATCCTGAGATCCTTTCCAAGTACAAAGAGGTGCTACCCCCTGACGATGAAATTCTACAGTAATGTTTTCTTGACTAGAGATAAAATTCTCTATGTCGGATATGAAAATGGTGAAAGAGTACAGTATGAGCAAAAGTTCTCTCCAGTTCTTTTTGCTCAATGTACCCAAAAAACAGATTACAAAACTCTAGAGGGACACTATGCTCAAAAATTAGATTTTGATACTATCAAATCTGCTAGAGAATTTATTAATGAGTACAAGTACGTAGAGAATTTTAAAATCTACGGGTATGACAAATTTCTTTATCAATACATCAGTACAGAATTTCCTCAAGAACGTATTGATTATGATCTTAATCAATTAAAAATCTATACTATTGATATTGAAACTTCTGCTGAAAATGGATTCCCTAGTGTCAGGGAAGTTTCGGAAGAGATTCTATGTCTGACTATTAAAAACTTTACTACAAAAGAAATCATTGTATGGGGAACACGTGAGTATGAAAACTCACGTGACGATGTTGAGTATCGTGTCTTCTGGAAAGAAGAAGATATGCTCAAAGATTTTCTTGCATGGTGGGCAAAAAATACTCCAGATATTCTTACTGGTTGGAATGTTAAAAACTTTGACGTTCCTTTTATTTGCCGTCGAGTAGAACGTATACTTTCTTCTAAGTATATGAAATCTCTTTCACCATGGAATAGAGTGTATGAAAATGAAGTTGAAGTTGAAGGTAGAGTAAACCTTAATTTTGAAATTATTGGTGTCTCTATCTTAGATTACTTAGATCTTTATAAGAAATTTACATACACTAAACAAGAAACATATAGATTAGATTACATTGCTACTGTAGAACTTGGACAGAAGAAGTTAGATCACTCTGAGTTTGAAACTTTTAGAGATTTCTATACGCAAGATTGGCAAAAGTTTGTTACATATAACATTCATGACGTGGAACTTGTTGACCGGTTGGAAGATAAGATGAAACTTATTGATCTTGCTGTCAATCTTTCGTATGATGCTAAAGTTAACTTTCAAGATGTGTACTCTCAGGTACGCATGTGGGATAGTATCATTTACAATTATCTTACCCCTAAAAACATTGTTGTTCCTCCCAATGAAAGAGATGACAAGGATGAAAAATTTGAGGGTGCATATGTAAAACAACCTGTTCCTGGTGGTTATGATTGGGTGGTGTCATTTGACCTTAACTCTCTATACCCTCACCTCATTATGCAGTACAATATATCACCAGAAACTTTGTTGGATAAAAAACATCCATCAGCAACTGTAGATAAAATTCTCAGTAAGAGTGTTTCTTTTGATGGTAAGTATTGTGTTTGTGCAAATGGGGCACAGTTTAGAAAAGATATACGTGGATTTCTTCCAGAGTTAATGGAGAAAATCTATAACGAACGTGTTACCTTTAAGAGGAAGATGCTTGATGCTAAACAGGAGAATGAAAAGAACCCTAGTGCTCAACTTGAAAAGGACATCTCTACCTACAATAATATTCAGATGGCACGTAAGATCCAACTTAACAGTGCTTATGGTGCTCTTGGCAATAAGTATTTCAGATACTTCAAGCTTGCCAACGCAGAGGCGATCACTCTCTCAGGTCAGGTTTCAATCCGTTGGATTGAAAATAAAGTAAATGAGTATCTAAATACCTTATTGAAAACTGAAGATGTTGATTATGTCATTGCATCTGACACCGACTCAATCTATCTTAACCTTGGACCTCTTGTTACTAAATTTTTTAGTAATAGGATTGACGATAAAGCAGCAATTGTTTCGATACTTAATAAGGTATGTCAAGACAAGTTGGAACCGTTTATCACCGAATCGTATGAGGAACTTGCGGAGTATTTATCGACGTATGATCAAAAGATGATCATGAAACGTGAGAATATCGCTGATCGTGGTATCTGGACTGCGAAGAAACGATACATTCTTAACGTTTGGGATAGTGAAGGGGTTCGATACACTGTACCAAAACTTAAAATTATGGGTATTGAGGCAGTTAAATCTTCTACTCCTGCGGTGTGTAGGAACAAAATTAAAGAAGCACTCAATATAATTATGAATCAAAGTGAAGAAGATCTAATTAAATTTATTGATGAATTTAAAACTGAGTTTTATCAGATGCCTCCCGAAGACATTGCTTTCCCTAGGGGAGTCAATGGGTTGACAAAATGGAGTCATCCTGTTACGCTATTCAGGAAGAGTTGTCCAATTCAAGTAAGAGGATCCCTCGTATATAATCATCAACTCAAAAATCACAAACTCACATACAAGTATCCCTTGATACAAGAGGGTGAGAAAATTAAGTATTTGTATCTAAAGATGCCAAATGCTGTTGGACAGAATGTAATTTCATTCATTGCCAACTTCCCCACTGAAATCAATATTCAAAAGAATATTGATTACAAACTACAGTTCCAAAAATCATTCCTAGATCCCCTTAAGGTTATTCTAGGTACGATTGGTTGGAAGACAGAAAAAGAAGTTAACCTAACGTTTTTATTTTCATGAGTATTTTTGATACACTTGCCAAAGAGGCAAAAAATGAGTATGCTAAAGTTGTTTCTGAGGCAACCCATGACCAAGGATACATTGGCACAGGATCTTATATCCTTAATGCTATGCTTAGTGGCAGTATCTATGGGGGTATTCCTGATAATCGTGTAACTGCTATTGCTGGTGAACAAGCAACTGGTAAAACATTCTATGCAATTGCAATCGCTAAAAACTTTCTTGATAGTAATCCTGATGGTGCAGTTTTCTATTTTGATAGTGAAGCAGCAGCAACAGCAGATCTTTTCACGGATCGTGGGATTGATCCTAAAAGAGCATGGCACTTCCCGGTAGATACTATTGAAGAGTTTCGCACTCAGATCATTCGTATTCTAGATAATTTACTCAAAGCAAAAGTAGAAGATCGTAAACCTCTTCTCATTGTTTTAGATTCTATGGGAATGTTGGCATCGGCAAAAGAACTTACAGATGCTCTAGATGATAAGCAAGTTCGTGACATGACTAAATCTCAAGTTCTTAAGTCAGTGTTCAGGATCATCACTAGTAAACTGGGTAAATTGAAAGTGCCTATGATTGTTACTAATCA